TGCAGATAATGCATCTAAATCAACATGTGGTTTTAGGTTTTTTCTAGCTTCATCTAAATCCTCTTTAGTAGGAGTAGAAGCATGTATTTTATATTTACCTGGATACTTTGCAGCTATTGCTTCTTTCTGCCTTACATCCATTCTATCAAATATCTCTTGAGTAAGTCCCCTCTGAGATTCATCATGAGGATGATCATGTGGATTTAATTTACCTCCATCATGCCTTTCTTCCTGTCCTGTAGTAGCATGCCATTTCTTAAGCTTGGGCATATAATCAGTAGCTGTAGAATCAGTAGGATAACTTTGATCTCCATAATATTGCATAGCAGTACCTTTGTCTGGAGTAAATCCTCCTTGACCTTTTTGTTGCTGCCAAAACATCTTTATCTTTTGATCAAAGTTTGGATCAGTTGCTAAAGGTCTTGGATAGTATCCTTGACTTGGAGATTTAACATTAACCGGTGGATCTCCTTCTTTAGAAGTTGCCGTCTCTCCTGGATCTCCTCCAGCTGCTAATTTTCCACCACAACCTTTGCACATTTTTCCTCCATACTTCCTCAAAGACGGAAGTGATTTACCTTTATTTAATGATGCCTGATGTGCTTCAGCTTCCTGCTCTTTAGACATATGTTCTGCATGACCATCTGTTGTAGCACCTTGATTTTTAGAAACACCTCCATCTGGAAACGCTGTACCATCTGCTTTTATTAAAGAATGTCCTATTTCAGCACTTCTCGATTCATAAGATTCTTCTTCTTTCTTTTTGTCACTTGGCTCATCTGGATCATCATACTGAACTTCATCAACTCTTTTCTTCTCGCCCATACCTTCAGCTGCAGCTAACTTATCCAAATCAATTGAATGAGCTGCCTCTTCTGTCTTGTCCTTTGGTTCCTTTTTCTCTTTTTTCTCTTTTGGTTCTTTCTTTTCCTCTTTTTCGTTTCTTTCAGCTTTTGTTGTTCCTTTTTTTGCTGTTCCGTACTTTACTCTTTCTTCTTTTGTTGTATCTTTCTTCTTGTCTTGTTTAGGTTCTTTTATTGGCTTAGGTGGCTCTGGTCCTTTTTCTGGTCCTTGAGCTTTGTATTCTAAATAAACCTTTTTATATTGAGCATACTCTGCACTTTCAGAATCTACCTTCTGCATCATATCATATGCATGTTGACCTTCATCATCACTTATACGACCTGGTGTGTCTGGCTTTCCTGGTTTCTCTGGCTTTACTGGCTTCTCCGGTTTAACAGGTTTTTCTGGTTTAACAGGATCTGGGCGAGGGGGAACCGGTGGTTTAACTGGTGGTTTAGTTGGTGGAGACACAGGATCTCCTTCAGGAGTGCCTCTTAAATTACTAGGACTTTTAGTCCTTGTTCTGGAGGTTTTAGAATCTCCTTGTACATATTTGTCTGATTGAGGAACTTTTGGTTTAAGTAATCCTTTGTATTTTAATTTTTTCTTTTTAACAGCCATTACTTTATTTTTTTTATCAGTTTAAAACTACCACTTGGTTTTATATTATCTTTTGAAATTCCTAAATTTATATTTCCTCCAATACTAATATTATCATTTATTTCTTTTGTACCAGAAACATCAACTCCTCCAGTAAGAGTTTTAGGATTTAAATTTAATCCAATCTTAAAATCATGTAAAGATTGAACATCTGGTAACCATTTAAGTAAATCCTTTTTAAAAGGAAGTTTTTCATAATATGGTTTTTTACTTAATTGTTCATAGAATCCAGACTCCATAGCTAACTGCATAGCTTCCTCATTTTCATCAGGAATATCGTTTTTTAGATTAAAATCCTTCATCATTTCTTTCTTTGAACGAAACACAAGTAAATCCGAAAGATACAAATCTTTCTCCATTCCGTCAAGAAATCCTAAATACTCATTCATTATGTCAGATCCTAGTCTCTGTGTATCTACTTCAGTCTCAGTTACTTCCTCCTCTGGGGGTGTCGTAGGATTATCTGAAATGCTACCTCCTAATGCAAAATGTTTTATTCTATCAATCAGTCCCATTGAGTTTAAATTCCTTTATTTCTTTTATTTCCTTTTTTGTAAGTTTTGATAAATCAATATAAAATTTTTCTCCATCACAAATTACAGTTATAATTCCTTTTCCAAATACCCATCCACAATTATAATATTTTCTTACTAACTGCCTTATTAAAAAATTATCATTAGCTATTACTATAACGCTATCCTCATCTGTTTCATTCATTAATCTTTAATCTTCTCTTTGTTTCCTAAGCTACCAGTTGATTTTTTATTTTCTCCTCCGGTTTGTTTTGGCTTTCCGCCTCCAGCAGAATCAATAGCAAGCTCCATTACTTTAAGCTTGTGATCTGATTTAGCTTCTTGAACTTTTTGATCCAGGTACGCCATTTCAACTTGAGCGTCAATTTTAGTTTCCTCCATAGATGTTTCATTATCTCTAAGATTTGTTTGATCATCAAGACCATATTTCATACCTGCTTCTTGTTGCTTCCATGCTTGTTCTTGACCAAATTTCTCCATCTCAAACTGATGTTTAGCTTGATCTAATCTTTGTGCCAATGCTTTGAATTCAGATTCTTGCTGTTGTGCCATTTGCTTAAATTGCATATCCATTTGAGCTTTTTGAACTTCAGCTTGCTGAGCACTCTCTTGAGATTGTTCTTGTCTTTGATTAGCTAATTCTGAATAGTATTCTAATGACTTTTCTAATTCTTTTAGGTTATCTATATTATAGATTTGAAGAATTTCAGTCATATTCATCATTCCTTTTCCATATTCCTGAGCAGCCATTTGCTTAAGCTCTTTTATAGATTGGTCTACCTTTCCTCCGTCTCCTACAAATGTTTCATAATCAGCTTTACTCATTTGACCTTTATCTATCTTAAGAATCTCTTGACCAAGATCTCCTAAAACATAAGAACCTCTTTTACCATTCTTCCAGGCTATCTTGCATAGATTAACTAATCTAGTAAGAACACGAGATATTACTCTTTCATGATCTTTATAAATTATTTCAGTAACTAATGCTGATTGACCAATAGCAGCTTCTGCTGTACCAACTTGGTCAGTAGGAACAATGGTCCCTTGTCGTTGCCTGGATACTCCAGTTATTTGAGATGCAAGCTCTTCTAGGTGTTGAAGAATGCTTACAAGATATTGTATAGCAGGTGTTACAGTATCATCGTATTGCTGGAACTGGTTAAATGTAGGCTGTCTGACCATACCTTCTTTAACCGATTCTAACCAGCCAATACCAATTTTTCTTTGATAGATCCATTCTTTCATAGACATTCCTTCTGGTAATTGAGATTTGTCCATGATAAATCCTTTTACTCCAGAAAGAGATAGCCAAAGTTCCTTTTGATAGTGTATGATGTTATAAAGTATCTGAATATCTTTAGCTGCCCACATAAGGGAATATGGTTTTCTATTAATAAAGTTAAAGGCTATTCCGACATATGGAAGATCTACTGAACCATACTTATCGACACTTCTTAGCTGATATTTCTTTTTCCTTAATCTTATGAAGATCCCTTCTCCTATTTGAATTCCTTCCCAAATATCATTAACGAACTTTACATCTGACTTATCATCAGATCCAATTTTATCATCATCGTTAAGCCATTTAGTAAAATCCTTTCCTCCATATTTATTTTTAGATTTTTTAAATCGTATTGCTCTTATTGACTTCCAACTAGCTTGACATACACGAATCTTATTAGCTACATCGGTAGATCCAGCATAAAGAGATTTACATTCATCTGTTGAATTATCATAGATACCGGAATTCCAATCATCCGTATATCCCATATTTTTAGCCAAGTTGTTTAGCTCCTCCATTTGTCCTGGCTCAAGATCTCTTTTAAATTCATCAACTATTTGATTTATAGTCATATATCTTTCTTCCATAGCCCATTGGCATTCTGACAACCAATTAGCTTCATCATCAGCAGAATAATAAAATGTTAATGGATTAACCTTCCTAACTAATGGATCTGGATCTCCCTGACTATAATCGACATGAAATATTTCTTTATCTGTACATAACTTATCTTCAAACGCCAGGCTAAACAAATCTCTTAAATTATATTTAGTGATAAGATACTTTAATCCTTTCTCAGTAACAGTTTCTAAAAAGTCACGATAATCATACTTCATATACTTATCAGCTTCTATTAAATCTGTTTGTGTTACCATTTGCTCAATAGCTGTTTGAGACATTGCAAGTTCAATTTGATTTTTTATATCCTGCGGAACTTGAGGAGGGGGAGCTTGCATAGTATTAGCAGAATCAGGATTTTGTTCTTCTTGCTGTTGAGCAGCTTTCTGTTCTGCCTGGGCTATTAAATCTTTAGCTTTTTGAAGCTCTTGCATTTTACTTTGAACAAATAATCTCTTTTCATCTAACTTTCTTTTAATAAGAGACATATATTGTTTTACCTTGTAGTCTTCTTTTGATTGTAACGATGTAGTATCGCATGTGAAAACTCTGAAGTTTAATGGTCTTCTTGATTCTTCTCCACGAAGCAGATCCATTTTAGGTCTTAGGAGTGGAATGAATCTTATTTTTGCTGGATACTCATACTGATCTACTTTTCTTAAATAGTCAAAATCATTCTCATCAAAGATTCCATTATAAAGATCGTAACAAAACTTATCTTTAAATTTCATATTCCTAGAACCTAATGACATCCAAACAATAGATTGGACACATTTCTTAGCCCAAAGCTTGTCTTTTTCTGATTCTGGTATGTTTTGAGTTGGTAACGGCATAATCTATACTTTTTCCCAGTTATACAAAATTTTTCCTTTTTTGTTACTTTGATAAGAAAAGAATTCAAATTTTTCAATCTCAGTAGATCTTGTTTTGATTTTTAAGTTATCAATGTTGTGAACAACACCTAATGCTGCAGCTATTGTGATGTCACAATTGTAATCCTTTTCCTCTCTATACTTTATAAATCTTTCAAGCATATGAGCATCCCATATCTTATGAGCATTCTCTTCAATATAATCTCGAAGTTTAGTTATCCAGTATTCTTTAGTAGAGGGATCTACACCCCATTTGTTTTGGACAACGCTTCTTTTTACATTTGAATAAGCAACACGAGGTCTTTCTTTAAGTAGGAATGTCATATTATGATACTCGTACCAAGTAAAAATGCCCAGATTTGAATATTCAATCAAATTTTGAGCATTATAATACATACATAGCTTAGCAGTCATTTCGTAAAACTCATTAGCTGTTCTTGGTCTTACTGTTAGTCTAGCTACAAACATATTTGCTGTTGAGTCTGCATCTTTAAATCTCTTAAAGACACTACAACTTCCTAGCGAAGGCGAAGATCCAGCTATATCACGATCATAGCTATCCGTGCCTGCGACATACAAATTAACATATGGTTTGTCATTTTCATCTAATTCTGGGTGTTCAACAATATTAAAAACTCCATTTGCTGCTGGAAACCATTCTACTCCTGTAATGTTTTCTTTTCCATCTCTAACCCAATCAAGGTGACCAGTTTGCAATAACTTATCGTTCTTCGGTGATTGTTTAATCAGCCTAAGTTGGTCGTTAAGCTTCTCTGTATTAAATACATTACCGCTAACAACTAAGAAACACTCATCCGGAGTTAACGGCATCTGAGTAATTTCAGTAAGATAAGAATTAAGTTTTTTTGATTTTCTAGCTGCATCTCGTTTCTTTTGGATGAGCTCTAGTGAAGGTTCTTTTAAAGAGTTTCCCTCTTTATCTATAACATTGAATTTGTATCCTGGAACAAAGTAACAACACTTTCTAGAGTCATTCTCTTCCCACTTGTTGCTATATTCAAGAAGATCATAAGCTTCTGGATTCCAGAACATCTCTGCAAATTCTGCTGCTCCTTTCTCCATATCTCCACCAGTTCCTACAAATAATGCAATACCAGTTTTCTTATTATTAACCTCAAGTGCAGGTTGGATATATTTATATGCATCAATTAATCCTCCAAATCTACCAGCCTCCTCAAACATAATGAATGATGGGGATTTACCAATTGTAGCTTGTGGATTGTTTTTAGATGTTATATTATAGATCTCACTTTGATATCCTTTCCAAACTTGTTGTCCATCTATTATCTCCTTATATCTTGCCATGCAATATTCAGAAGTATCCGGATTTCTTCTTTTATAGAATTCAGTATCCCTTAATGAGTTAAGTCCTCTGAGAACCATTCTCATTGTCATTAGTCCATACTTCTCTTCTCCAGCAGTTATTATAGATTGTGAATGTTTGTGTAGAGAAAATTCCTTTCCAATCAAAGCTGCAGTCTTTTCAGAAAAACCTACTTGTCTTCTTTTAGCTACAAGCATATTCTTCCCAAGATCTTTTGCTCTTTGAAACTCATCAAAGAAATCTTTATCCATATCAATGAACCTGGGAGAAATTAGAGTCTTCCTTCCTGTAACCTTATCTTCTCCTCTAATCTTCCAAAAATTAAGATACCAATAGAAATCTCCAGTAATTTTAACACTTCCAACAGAATAACCCTCTAAACATTTACGCCTTTGATCATCCCACCAATCTCTATATTCATAGGATGCAGGATGTGCCTTGCATAACCCGTCTCTAACGACAGGTGAGAATAATTCTGTGTTGATGTACATCCCTATTTCTTATTTTTGTTTTTCTTTCTATCTTTTTTTCTCATCTTCTTTTTGAGCCTTTTAAGTAGGCTACAAATAGAATCTTGCTGAAACTCTATGTCTACCATTTGTTCCTGTAGATCTCTGGGAGCTAAATCTTTTTTAAAGGCTCAGCTATCTTCTTCTCTTCTTTGATAGTATCAATAAGTACTATCGTGTCTGATTGTAAAGAATCCTTAACAAAAATCGTATCTCCCTGAATTGAGTCAGAATCATCTGATTCACATTTAGAAAAATCGGAATTACATGCACTAATCACGGTTAAGATTAATAAGTATTTTATAGATTTCATCATTTTGTTTTGAGATTATTTTAATTTGTTCTTCTAGTCTAACAACGCTAACTCCAAGAGTTTCCATTTTTTCCACCTTCACTTCGAGTTTTTCAATTCTATATGATGTAGTAAAATAAAATCCTCCCAGCGTAGCGATTATTGCACCTATAGTGACTAGAAACTTTAGGTCAAATAGCTGTTTATTGCTTTCGCTCATAATATAAATTTTTTAATAACTCTCCAACTTAAATATATCCCCAATGCTATTAATAATAAAATTAGCATTAATTTTCCAAATCTACCTAATTCTTCAGCTATCGTAGGCTTTTTAATAATAATTTTTTCTACTGGGATCTTTTTTTCTATATAGATTTTCTTCTCTCTATAAATAGTGTCTGCCTTGACAGTTCCCTTTAAATAGATAATACTATCTATTTTAATATACTCAATTCTAACTCTATCATTTTCTATAATAATAGTATCAGAACCTTCTGCAAAATTAGTATCTATTGACGAGTTATCTACTATAATGGTGTCTAAAACTAATATTGAATCTCTAACTATTATAGTATCTTTCTGAAGTAAAGAAGGATTGCAGTCAATCATTCTATTCATTTTCCTTGTTGCTGTCTTTTGTGAAGTACAGCATCCAGAAAGGAGAACACCTATTAGTATACTATATACCAGATTCTTCAATTGCTCTGATTGCTTTATAGTGAGCTTCAGCTACTCCATGCCTCCACTTATTTGTTAGCATCCAGTAGCACTCTCTTTTATTAGTAAAAAAACCATTTTCTGTAAGAACGGCTGGCATCTTTGTAAATTTCAATACATAAAATCCAGATTCTTTTATTCCTCTATCCTTTACAGGATGATCTTCATATGGATTCATCTGCCTAATAAGAGATGTTTGAAATACCCTGGCAAGGTTTTTACTCCTAACAGATCCGTTAACCGAGTAAGTAGAAATACCATGTCCTGAGTACCATCCATTTTTTAACTTTGTTCCACCAGCATTACCATGTACGCTGACATAAATCTTCGGAATTTCCGACTTCATATTGTTCGCAATAGAAACTCTATTCTTTAATGACATATCATTAAGGTCAGGAACGAGTATATGATTCTGTACTCCAGCCCTAGTTAATAAAAATGCCAATCTAGATACAATATCTCTATTGTATTCGTACTCAAATAGTACGGTTTTGCCATCTGGACCTTTAGGGGATCTTTTACCCTTAGTATCTCTTCCATGTCCATTGTCTAATATCCAAAGATATCGACCTTCTGGCTTCTTTATTTCTTCTTCAGTTTTGATCTTTTCTTCTACTTTAATTATTTCTTTTTCAATTTTTTTCTCTGAAGGCTCTTTTGTTAGCCAGCTACTTATCAATTCTAATATTGAGTTGCTCATTTCTTTTTTCTTTTAATTCTTTCTCTTACTTTGTCTATGCCTTGCATAAACTTTAAAAGGACTGTTATTGAAAAATACTCTAACCAGTAGCGTATCTTCAATGCTTCAGTCCCTTTATCTTCATTACAGCATCAACAGCTCCTTGCGTACCTATATAGACAATTGTAAGAGTAATCCAGTCCCCTGAAGTTACATGTCCAACATAGCAAAGTACTGTAGCAACGATCCAAGCAAGAAATTTCCTACTAATAAATCTGCCTGTAAATTTGTCTATAATTGCTTTCATTATTCACAACATTGATCAAGTTGATTTCCATTACTGGGACTTCCAGAAAAGAAGTTAGCTCCTTTATTCCTGTAAGGATAATCAAAATGGGTTTGACGATTATCGTATGCTTCATTTGTAGCATTCGTTTTACCTGCTGCACAACACGCAAGACCATAAGGATCCTGTCTTCCGCCAGCTCTAAAGGTCTGAGGAAACACATCATCCGAAGTAAACAATGATCTTTGTATTTGTGTCCTAGTTGTAAAAATAGAATTGTTAAGTCTGTTATGAGTAGGCTTTCCTCCAACGATTACATGAGGTCTACTCTGGGAAAACAATTTATTCCCTGTTATGGTGTGTCCTGGATCAGTTAGTGCCATCGAATTTTATTTTTTTAGTTAGCAATTGAATTTTTTTTTGAACCTCTTCTAGCTCATCATAGATATCTAATGGTCCAAATTCTTCCATATTCTTGTCAACATAATTATATTCTATTTCAATATCCTTATCAGTTGAGCTACTATTTGGTTCTTTATCTTTAGCCATTAGTTTTCAAATAAATTTGTTTTACCACCCCCAACTATTTTGCTCTGTGCAGCCTCTTCGTTTACCTGCTGTTCTAATTCTTTTTGGAGTCTAAGTAATTTGTTTGCTCCTTCTAGGCTCTCCGACACAATCTTATGATTGTCTTTGTCGATATGAGTCTGGTCCCAGAACTCTAAATACTCAGCCACCTTTCTTTTAACTCCAGCTAAAAGCTGTTCTTTTGGTGTGTATTGTAACATCAAATATTTGTCTACTGCTTGTTTAACGCCTTTCAAGGCTTCTAGTTTCTCGTATTCTAAGGGATCTCCTCCCAATCTATCAGTAGATACTATCTTCTTTCTATCTAAATCGAAAAGATTCGCATATGGCGACTTTTTTCCGTGAACGAAAAATAAGTATGTTATAATCTTTTCGCTACTTTTTCTTTTCTTCAAATCAGCAAACTCTGGTATTCCCTGAGCTTCCTCCGTCATTGTTACTATTCCATTATGTAATTCAAACATCATCTTACAACTTCCTCTATGCCCAAATCAAATGGCATAAGCTCAGTAGTTAGAAATTGCCCTTTTCCATAATCACCGCTATTTGTCAGCCAATGACAATTTACACCGACAATAAATGTTTTCTGAATCATGTTTCCCTTCTCGTCTTTCTTGTCTACCTTCTTCTTCACAATTCGCTCCACTATCATTTTTCGACTTGGTTGATCTTTGTGAGCTACTTCCACTCCGGTTCTTATCCAATACTTGTTCGGATTCTTTTCCATTCTTATTCTGTTTAATAACTTTTATAATAACCCCAGGATCTTTTTTATCATACTCATAAGTATCAAAAACAGGAATAATCTCAT